TATGACATACTTTAAATCCCCCTTAGACTATAGACCACTTAGATATTAGATCTTTTTCAACAGTTTCTTGTTCTGCAAACTGCAAAGCTCTATCGTAAATTAAAAATTCTCCAATTTTAAAGTTTCCATAAGATGAAATATATCTTCCCAATGACTGCCCTGTCATTGAAGATAGGGATCCTCCAGATACTGCACGAGAAACCTCAACTCTATTTCTTCTAACGGTTCTTTGGTTATTTGATGAATCATAAACAATTGTGTAAATTTCTGTTGTTCCCGCTGCTGCTGCTGTTACAATAGAGCCTTGCTCATCATTGTAAAAACCAACTCTGTGAGTATTTGCAGTTAGGTTTCCAGCAAAGAGATTTGTTCTTGTTCCTGTAGCTGTTCCGCCAATGATGTATGTATTATTGTTTGCTGGCTTTGAAGCAACATAAAAAATTGTAAAAGATCTTCCTGCAATATACGCTAAGGTTTGATCTGAGAATGTCATGAAATCATCTGTACCATCAAACTGAAGTGCACCTAGTCCACCTAAACCTGTTGCTTGAAATAGTGGCTTATTTGCTTGGGTTGCCTGAACCATATGTCGACTTGCGCCTGACTTGTCGTTCCATGCTGAAACAAAGTTAGAGCCATCTCTAATTACTGTAGCTGGAAGTGAGGCATCTAAATGAAGTCTTAAGCCTAATGTTGTAAATCTAGCTCTACGAAAGTTTGAACGCTGATTAGGTAGCAATTAGTTTTCCTCTGTCCCACCATATACTACAGGCTTTTCAGGCCATGTAATTTCTGATATATTTGAATTTTCTTTTAGCAAGTTAAGTTTTTCTCTATACTTTACCCATGCTTGCTTGTCTTTTGCAGATAAGTCTGACTTTGTTTCAAGTCCTTCTGTAGAAATTAGTTCAAAATCAATATGAGCTAACAATATATCTTTTTGATCTTCTGCAGAAATTGACTCTACTCTTACATTGTAAACTTTGCCAGACTGTAGATATGGTTCGCATGGAACTAGTTTCTCTGTATTTGAATTGTATTCTAGGCTAGTAGTTACTGGGTACAAGTTATTATCTGTTAGGAAATCACCGTACTCTTCAGTTGAAGGAAACGATGTGTTTGGGAAAAGTATGGTTATATCACCAATACTCTTAATTTGATTGTTCTCAACTACTGCGTACATGTAATCCCCTTTTATTTTTTAAACGAATAGGTCAGCAAATGCATAACCACCAAAAACAGTTGTTCCACCGTCTCTAGTGTAGAAATTCAATAGTGTTGTATTTGTTGATAGTAGTGGTGCAATGTTTGCTGCTCCGCCACCGTCCCACTTAATATTTCCTGGCCATGTAATTGTGTATGATCCGCCAGCTTTAATCTCTAGTTGCCAGAAGGCACCTTTTGCTGTTGTTGGATAGTTATTAAATGAAACTGTTAAGTTTCCGTTTGCTATTACTTTGAATACGCCAGCTTCTGATAGGTTACATGCTACTGTTCCTCCAGCGTTCACTGTTCCTTTGTCTTGAAACTCGACTGGAATATTAAAGTATGTAAAACCTTGGCCATTGATTGGGGCCTGAAGGTATGTGTATGTCCACAAAGATGGTGTAACAGCTTGTGGGCTCATTGATACTGGCATTTTATTCTCCTTTTATTTCTTTAATTAAGCTTTTACCCAATAGGTAATTTTACAGATTCCTGAACCGCCTGTGTTTCCTCCGCCGCCTCCGCCGCCTGAACCAGAGTTTGGCATTGCGTCAGCTCTTTGTGTTCCTATATAATCTCCGTAACCATTTCCTCCGCCAGCAGATCCTCCGCCTCCAGTACCTCTAGCAGAACCGCCTCCGCCGCCTGCAAGTCCGTAAAGGCCTGGGCCTCCACGTCCACCTGCTGAACGTCTATCAGAATCGTTTGAGTTTGCCCATCCTGGTCCTCCACCTGAAGATCCTTCTGAAGAGTTTCTTGATCCGCCAAAATATCCAGAATATCCTCCTGAGTTAGGCTTTTCAACATGTGGGTATTCTCCTGCTCCGCCTGCGCCTCCGCCGCCTCCGCCGCCTCCCCATGAGTTCTGCCAGTTGCCTTGTCCGCCTCCGCCTGAGCCAATTCCTGTAATGTTATTTGCTCCTGGACCGCAGTTGCCAGATTGTCCATCACCTTGAGTTGAGCCTCCGCCGTATGCAACCATATAGAATGGTTGTCCCGAAGTTCCAAATGTTGAGTTTCCACCTTGTGCATTACATGTTCCACCATTTGCAATACCAACTGAGATTCCAGTTCCTGTAGGAATTGAAGAAACATCAAGCATTCTTTTTAGAAGTTGCCCTGCTCCCCCTCCACCGTGGTTTGTTGAACCATTTGAACATCCGCCGCCTCCGCCGCCTCCTACTAATGTTACTTCAATATTTGGTGCGCTATTTGCGGGCCGTACCCATGTTCCACCACTTAAAATTGTAACTTCATATGCGTTATAAAAACCTGAAAGATTTGCTGCAATTAACGGAATTGCAATAGATGTTGAAAGAGCTGTTGTTGAAGCTAAAATTTGAGCATCAAGTCCTGGTACGTATATCTGATTAATTGTTCCATATGTTGCCATTATGATATTACCTCAATTTCGTGAGCGCTATGTTCTACTTCATGCTCTGGTTTTGGTCTTACTGATTCTGGTGCCTTAAACTTATTGTCTTCTAATACCCACATAATTCCTGGTTGTGGGTTATAGTCTGTAATGTCAATCCGATCTAATCCTGAAAAATCTGGATGAGATTCAATAAAATCTTCTTCTGCAAGAATTACATTTCCTATAACGTTATCTACTAATAGTGCCCATACTCTTGACATTATTCTTGACCTCCCGCTAGTGTATCTGCTACTGGTTCTGTAAGAGGAACAAGGTGCTCTACAACAACATTTGAAATAGGTGGTACTGGCTTAGTCCAGACCTCTGTATCTTTATTGTATGTCCAGCCTGGTGCTGGCTTATCGTCGTAAGCCCAGTCTGTGTAATCAAAGTGTAAAAGATCTTTTAGGTCTTCATTTGCTTCAATTGCTTCAGGTCCTTCTAGGTTCAATATGTTATGTACTGTTCCATCTTCATTAATAAATATATAGTCTCTCATAGTTATGCCTTAACGTAGTATGTAATAATAGCTACGCCAGCACCTCCTTTAGCGCCAACTCCTGATTGATGGTTATTTCCGCCGCCTCCTGAGCCAGTTCCGTCTCTACCTTGACCACCAGAGTTGTCTACTGTTTGTGAGCCTCCAGCTCCGCCTCCACAGGATCCGCCTCCGCCTGCTCCGCCGCCTCCGCCGCCTCCGCCTGCAATTCCATATTGTCCATCGCCACCTTTTCCGCCAACGCCAATCCATGATGTCCAGCTGTGGTTTGATCCTACTCCACCTCCAGATGCTCCTGGTCCAAAACCAAATCCTCCAGCATATCCAGAACTACCAGTTCCGTTTGTCTGTGTTGTATTCTTGCCATTTTGTCCTGCAGATGATGATCCGCCGCCTCCGCCTGCTGCGCCATATTGCCAGTTTCCGCCTGCTCCGCCGCCTCCGCCTGAGCCTCCGCCATTTTGATTGCCCATTCCTTGGCCCATGCTTCCAGAGTTTCCATTGTTACCAGAACCGTAAGGATAGCCTCCGCCGCCTCCGCCGTATGCAATACAGTAGTACGCATTTCCATTTACACCAAATGAAGAGTTTGCTCCATTGTTTCCGTTTGAGTTTCCAGAAACTGCTGGACCACCGTTTCCAATAGTAATTGGAATAGTTCCTCCGACTGGAACTGAAGAAATGTCTAACCATCTTTCAATAAGTTGTCCTGCTCCGCCTCCACCAGATCCATTGTGTGACCAAGAGTGCCCAGATCCACCTGAACCTCCACCACCGACAAGAACAAGTTTAATAACTGGTCCTGTGTTTGCTGGACGTGTCCAGTTTGAAGAAGAATAAATTCTTGTTTCAAGAGGCATGTACATTGAGCTTACTCCACCTGCAGCAATTGCTTGAGCGGTAATACCAGTCTGTAGACCCTGTGTTACAGCAGCATTAATTGTTGTGGTTAGGCCTGGTAAATAAATTGATGACGTGGTGTTGGAAACTTGTGACATTTTATTACTCCTTTAAATTATGATGATGTTATTTTTACGCCTGAAATAAACATCGTCACTGCGTTGTTATTTGAAGCTTTAACTAGAATACTTTCAGCTGTATTAAGAACTTGCTTAATGTCCAAAGTCATAAATGTCTGTGGTGGAAGACTTAGCTGGTAAGCCAAGAATGTTCCTGCCATCTTAACATCAAATGTTTGAGCAGCAAGTGTGATGTTTTGTACTGTAATTGATGTAATTACATCTGTTTCTGCTGCTGGAACTGTCCAAACTCCTACTTCGGCATTTGTAAGTGTTCCTGCATAAAAACGTGCTGGTAAGCTAACTGTTGTTGGCATTTTATATTACTCCCATATTCTGATATATTGTAAAGTTATTTAATTCATTTGCAACAGCCGCTACCTGTGTTGCTCCTGCTGCAGCCACTGCGGCTACCTGTGTACTTCCTGCAGCTGACACTGTTGTTACAGCACCAGTTACAGCATTAGAGATGTCATTAAGTTTTGTATTTGTAGCTGCCAATACGTCGTTGACTCCCAAAAGATTTCCCATTGATTCAATAGCTTTTGCTAAATAAACCAATTCTTGTGCGCCCAGGTTTGATCCACTAAGGGCTGCTACCTTAGTCTTAAATAGATCTACTTGAGCCGTTAAACTTGCATAATCTGGCATTATTGATCACCTCTTTGTATAGTATAGCATAATGACATTATAAAGTGGGCTCCGTAGGATACACAATATTATAGTCTGTTACGGTTTCTGGAAGATCTCTGAGGGCTTGTCTATAGACTCTCCACTCTTCTTTCTTCTCATCAGACAAATTAGATGTTTCCACCCAGTCTGATAATTTTAATAGGTTGCCTCTTTTGGTTCTAGCAACTTGCAGTGCTCCGCTTAAATTAATTCCCGCCTGCCAATCGGCATGCTCTTCGTCTGTCATTAATCTAGGCGATCCGTTATTATAAACTAAATGTCTTTCTCCAGTAAATGTCTCATCTACCTCAAACCACTCTGAACCATCTTCTGTGTTATCAGTTGGAAACTCATGCCATGTTCTAGTCTCAACTTGAATATCATATTGAGGGCTAAATCTTGCATATTTTTTAAATTCGTCCATTATCTATCTCCATATACTGTTGCAGCATAATTCCAAATTTTATGGGAATCAATTGTTGATGTGTAGTTACCATTATTTACTTCGTTATACATTAATGCTGCCTGTGTCAATCTAATGTCAGGCTGAATAAAGTTGTTTGATCCTGTAAATGTGCTTTGCAGGTTATAGAACGCATTGTTCTCATTCCAGTGGTACTGATTACCAGTATCTGTCCAATATGTAAATGTGTTACACAATAGAACTACACAAGATTCTCCAGCATTTAAAGTAAATGAGCCAGACATTCCTGAGTTAGACGTATTAGTTCCTGTTAGGGTTGCAAGGTTTGTCCATGACATACCGTTTGCATTTGCGTAATTCTTACCTGAAGAATAGGTTGGTCTTCCGACTTGAAGTCCCGCTCCGTCGTATCCACTGCACCAGTAGGTTCCAACTAGGCCCCAAACTGAAACAGTCTGGTTTGTTGGGCCGAAGTTACGAATAAACATTACACGAGAGCCAAATGGACCGTAGCATGTAGTTCTAGGCCATGTGTGCATACGTGAGTTTGATGTTCCGCACATATTATTTGTTGCATAGTCTAGGCGCTTATAAGCAGCTGACCAATAAGATTTTCTGTTTTCGTTCATATTTCTATATCCGCCTAATGCATGCCAGAATGCTCTTTCGGCATCCCATGGCTGTGTGCCAGTTAGATATGTATAAAAGTTAGTCCAGTCGTCTGAGTTATCCCATGAGTAGTTGTTAAACATTGCATTTCCACGCATATTAACCGAATAGATAGATGGAATAGAATATGGTCTTCTTGATCCGTCTGTTACTTCTGGGAGAACTGAGCTAAGACCACTTTGAATTCCTAGGGATGCTGCAGTAATTCCTAATTGTGCTACAGATACTCCTGTTATTGGACCGTTTAAAGCTGAAAAAAGTGCCATTATGTTAATACCCATCCTCTCGTTGCATTAACGTAAACTAAAGTCATAGATGCTGAGTTAACGTTTACTATAAGATCTTCTGCAAGACCTTCAATCTTTTCTGTGTTTCTTGAAACCGTAAAGTTTGTTGTTGCTGCTGTGCCTGTTGCATCTTTAATTTGAACTGTATATCCCAATGTTGGGCCGAAAGGAAGAGTTACTGTTATTCCACCTTGATTTACAAATATTCTTTCATTATTTAACGCTGTGGTATTTGTTGTAGCGATCCGCCATGAAAGAGGTACTGTAGATAAAGATGTCTGAAGAGCAGATACTGTAGATTGAAGTGTTGTATATTGAACTGAATTTGTATTAACAAATCCTTCAATATTTGTTGTTCTTCCTTGTAGATCTACGATGTCTGCTTCTGCATCTGTTAATCTTGTTCCATTTGTGCCAGTATTAAAGGCTGTTATGGCTGAATCTTTTGCGGTATTAATTACTGCTATTGCGTCTGTAGTAGCATTGTTAATATCTGCAACACCTAGGGTGTTGCCCATCTGATTTAATGCCGCTCCGACAAGCTGCAGCTCATTTGCATTTAACGGATCATTAGCATTAGTCATTAAAGCAGTTGCTGCTGTTTTAAACTGATTAATCTGTGATGTTAATGTTGAGTAATCTGGCATTTTTTAGGCCTGCGCTTCCGTCCATGCAAGAACTGCTGAAATGTTGGCCGCTGAAGAACCAAGATTTGTAGCAACAATTGTAAGGATGTCTGGGGCATTTGGGAAACCTGGTGTAGCAACGCTACCGTCTCCATTTAGAATAGAGTTTCCTAGGTCTCTTGCCTTTGTAAGATCGATACGTGTTACAGAGTAGTTTGTACCTCCGCCGTTATCTGTGTAGAAAGCAAATACACGGTCTCCTCCAGAAACTGTATTGGTAGGAGAAAGAACTGGTGATCCAGGGACTCCAGTTCCGTCGTGATAAATAATTTGTGCAAGGGATCCTGATCCCACCCTATCGGTTGCCCATGCATTTGGAATATTTACACCGTTTAGAGATTGTGCATTTAGAATTCCTTCAACAAGGAACTGTCCTTGTGCAAGAATGTTAACGCTGTATAACTTTAACTGCATGTTGTTTGACAATTCACGAAGTCCAAAGTTACGTCCAGTACCGTTATCGGCAGATGGCGCAACTCTAAGTGAAATTAGAGGACGTGCCTGCTGTGTTGCTCCAAACGTCTGTGTTACAGCTCCATTTGGGTTAACCGCAGATGAAGTTTCATCTGGCTGTGCAACAGCATATGAAATTGTATTTGAAGTAACGTTATTTACTAAAAACGTTCCATTGTAATAGCTTGAAGTTACAGCGGTTGGGCTAGTAAATGATGACACTGCCTGGAATGGAATATTGCTGGAAGATCTAGCAAACAAGAATGTTGTAGATGTAACTCCAGTAATTGTCCATGTACCATTAAATACGTTATCAACTCCAGTGACCACTACTGTCTGTCCAACTCTGTGTCTGTGGGCAACAGATGTTGTAAGGCTTGCTTGGTTATTGGTTAGCTGCTTGTATGTAATTACAGATACATCATTTACACCTGAAACTACTGCGTTGTAACCAGCAAGTAATGAGTGGGGAGCTGAAGTTGTAATTGTTGCAACTCCTGATGTTCTTACTCTAGAAACAATAGTTGCTGAAACGGATCCAGAACCACCGACCTGTAAGTAGCGCTGCATACCAGCTGTAAAGATAAAGGAAGCATCATCATCAAAGCCTCCATCCATAATTACTGAAGATCCCCAGTGGCTCATAACTGGAGCACATTCTTGAGAAATAACTTGAACTGAAACTTGTGCAGATCCTGATCCTCCAGGAATAGTTGAGTCTGGTCTAAAAGTTGCTGCGATATAAGTTCCATTAAGGCTATAAGCTGATCCTGCATAATATGTAACATAAGGCTGTCTACGAATAAGATTCATAGCGTATCCCTTTGCAGTATTATTGTATGCACCAATTGATGTATATCGTGCAATTTCACAATAATTTTCATCTTGAATTCTAATAAATCCACTTGCTGGCCAGTAGTCTACATTATCAATATACATTACTGTGTCTTGTGGAAGAAGATTGGATCCTCTTACTGCCGTTCCTCCTGCAACTAGCTTTGAAAACTTTGTTGGTTCGTTAATTGCTTCATATCTAGCTGGTAGGTTACCAGATCTTTGATATGCGGCAAGGTTATTATTGTTATTAGAAATTTCATGACACCAGGTAATTTTTCCGCCTTGGCCTCTAAATCCATATCTAATTGTTCCTGCTCCGTACCAGGAGTAGTCAATATATGTCATTTGCATTTTTGATGGATCAAATACGTGTCCTGATGGACCGCTTCCATCAAACTTGTCTAGGTTCCACTCCGACTGCTTAATTTTAATAATTTGAGTCTTGCGAACCTTAACGCTTGTTTGGCTTGCTCCACGATAGGCGGGAGCAATTGTCAAAGAAGAATCTGAAGCAATTTGAAGAACTCTGTAAGACTGTCCACGGATTACAATTTTATCTCCTGAAACTAATTGCTTTCTAAAGATTGTTCCGCTTCCTGTTACTGTTGAGTTAAACTTAGTTACAGAAACATTTCCTCTAAGTACCTGTGTTGACCATTGACGACAAGCAAATATACCTTGTCCATCATATTCAAAAAAGAATCCATCTTGTTCTGAATAAAGGCCAGCTCTTGTTGATGCACCCTTCCAAATATAAGCTGTACAAAATACATTTACTCCGCCTGGGATTTGATCAATTGCTGATAATGTTTGTGTAAATACAACATTGTATTTAAATGTTGTAGCATCAATAATTGATGTTACAAGATGAATTCCGTTAAATGGATTATAGGAACCAGAAGTTTCTGTTCCTTCAATTTTAACGTATGCTCCTGGCTGTAAGTTATGAGAATTAAGTGTAGTTACAGTGATGTCTTGTGATCCTGGAACTAGTCCTGCAGATGCTAAATATTCTACCTGGAATGTAGGTGTAAACTTTGTTCCTGTTGAGAACTGAATTGACTTACCAGACTGGTATCTAAAGTATCTACGTGTTTGACGCATTGTTTGTGTACCGCACACATTGTTTCCTGTAGACATAATAACTCCACCGTCATGTGGTCTATGGTTTACATATCCTTCAGGCTTTGCATAAAATCCTTGATCAAGTGTGTTAATTGGATTATTAATTTGTCCATTTGCCATAAATGACATTGAGTTTGGTGTGTCTACAGTGTCAATAAAGAAGCTTCCAAAGAAGTTGCTTCCTTCTTTTTGTGTAACAAGAATTGGTGTTCCTGGAAGAAGTCCGTGTGGCTTTGGTGAAACTACTGTAATTCTTGAAGGTGTAGCCTGATCTGATACTGCAGAAAATGTTCCAAGCTGTCCTACAACTCCGCCCATAATATGTGCGTTATCAAAAATTCCTCCGCCGTAAATTGATGTCAGTGTTCCATCTTGAATAGGACCATTTACAACACCTTTTGCTGTATATGTAAATGTTGTTGCTCCAGTTGGGAAGCATAGGAATGTTCCATCCGCATTATCTGAAGTTGTTTCTTGAACTGATATAACATCTCCTGAGCTTAATCCGTGTGGTGAATTACATGTAACAGTTATTGTAGATAATGGAGCAACTCCATTTCCTTGAATTAGCTGTATATCAATTGCGTTTCCACCAGTGGATCTTCCAAAGAATCCTGGATAGTTTTGAATCATTGTAAGTGTTTCCCACTTAGAGTTCTGAATACCATACTCAAAGTCAGTATCAATAAGGGATACTGGGTTTGCTGTACGAAGCTTTCCTACCGCATCTACCAAATAGTCTGCTGGCTCAAATGCTTCATTTTCTGTATCATAAACAATTTGCCAATCATCTGTAGGCAACATTGTAGATGTGTTGTACTTTAATACTAATATTGTTTTTCCGTGAGCAGCATCATGATATGGGTCTGAAGCAGGAGTAGAAAATGAGTGACTATATAATCCTAGGGCAGGATCAGCAAAATTGTAAACAATCTTGTTAGCTGTTGTATTTGTAATTAACAGTAATTTTTCTCTGCGAATTAGCTTAGGAATAGTTAATGTTCCTGTGCCTGGTACAAAATCAATATCTGTTAAACTTAAAATTTTTCTTGCCATAGTTGTTTTCTCCTAGAATATCATGCTTGTTGCTAAAAGTGTTGCATTTTGCTGGGTCATATTTGTTAAGAACTCGTACTTTGGATAGTATACACCAAGATTGAGTATCTGGTCTGCTTTCCAACTGTCTAGCTCTGTTATTACATTTTGTACTGCTGTTTCTCCCGCTGGTCCTGTTGCACCTTGGGGTCCTGTAATACCTTGTGCGCCTGCTGCTCCTACTGGTCCCTTTAAGTTTCCTTGAAGAACCCATGTAGTGTTTGAAGAGTTATATTGAAAATAATCTCCAGTTGTTGTATTTAAATATGTGTCTAATCCTAGCTTGCTTGCTGGGTTTGATCCTGTTGGATTAGCGATTCCTGTAAATGTATAAGAACCTCTTTGTCCCGCCACACCTTGTGATCCTGCAGCACCTGCTGCGCCAGTTGGTCCTGCTGGAATTTGAAAATTAAATATTGCAGCTGATGATGTTCCACCATTTACAATTGATGCTGCTGTTCCTGCTGCAACAGTTGTAACTGTTCCTACAGAAATAGTTGCCGCAGAACCTGTAGGTCCTGTTGCACCTTGGGGTCCTGGTCTTGAACCAGCGACGGTGACCCATGAGGTACCGTTCCATCTTTTTAGTGACATTTTATGACCCTCCTATCCTAAATTATACCAGAATGGCTATTCAAAGCCCATCCAAGCTAAAGCTTTTAAATCTTCAAACACTGTTGAATTTGAAGAAATAATATTATTTATATTAGATGCGGTTACTATTGCTAGCCACTGTCCTTGGCTTCTTACGTACGCCAGTCCAGTTGAAGCGTCTGAGGCAACAAAACCATTTGGTGCATTTTGTGGAAAGTTTGCAACTGTTGCATAATTTGTAAAAGTTAATTGATCATAATAGCTTGGGCTTTCGTTTTCATTTATATCTACCCATAGCTGTACGTTATTTGGATTAGGAGCCGTTGCTCCAAACTCTACAATTGCACCATCAAATTCATCTGTATCTATCCAAAGCTCTCCTGGGTATGAAGGTGTCCCTGGTTCGTCTGCGCTATAAATTAATTCTTGAATTGGTTCAACATTGTCTACCCAGAATTCATATTGTTCTGGATCTGGAGCAACACCGCCTGTATAAAATTGATTAAAAGGAGTATCAATATCATCAACATCAATCCACAAATCTCCAGTTTGTGTTGCTCCTGCTGGGGGTGCAACTAGTCCAACAAAGAAAACAGATGGAGCTGCGGTGTTGTCTGTAGGTGTAAGAGAAAGTCCTCCTCCACCTCCTCCAACCTGAATATCATCCCAAAGTAAACCAGTCCACACCTTTAGTTTGTCTAAAGGAAGGTTGTAATAAATTTGTCCGTGTACTGGATTTTGTGGAGGGAACTCTAGTCCAACAATTACACCATTGGTAAATGTATTTTTAGATGTCCAGGTGTTTGTTGTTGATAAAGAAAGATCTGTTGATACGTACTCCCAAGTTGAAGATAGGGCATTCCAAACTTTTAATGATCTAGTGCTGCCGCTTCTGTATTCATCAGTATCAAACCAGAAAGCTCCGTCTGCTGGTGATGCTGGAGCAGAAGCAGACATAATGGCTTTTGATGGCGGAATAATAGTTTCTAAAATAAGCTTATTTGTATCATCGTCATATGTTGCTGTAATATTAGGATTTAATCCATGCGTAAATAAAGGAGCAATATAGTCTTGAGCCTGCTCTTGAGTTAACTGAGCGGTTACTGCCAAATTAATCCGATTTGCAACATCGTCATATGTAGCGGTTACATTTGTATGGCCAGCGTGTGCGAATAGGCTAGAAACTGAGTCTTGTGCGGCTTCAGTAAACCCTGGAAGATCTTTAGTGGTTATTTCAAAATTTAATTTTCCTGTTGGATCATCATATGTAATACCTAGTCCTGTAGAGTAAACGTTTCCTGAGACCATTCCTGCAACAACATCTTGAACAACTTCTGTTGTGTTTGCTAGTGCTAGGTAGGTGCTTGCTGCAGTAGTTATATTAAGTTTAGTTGCAAGGGCTGTTGTTATCGTTGTTGCAAAATTTGCATCGTCGCCTATCGCTGCAGCAATTTCATTTAATGTATTTAGCACTCCTGGTGCTGCATCTATAAGGTTAGATATTGCTGTATCTACATAGGATCTGTCAGCTATAACAGATGTATCAACCTGAATAGTAATTACATTTGTTGTATCGTTAAATGTTTTTGAAATACCATTTCCAGCTGTGAGTGCTTGAGCTACTGCAGTTACTACTTCATCGTCATCGTAGGTTGCCGTCAAGCTTAAAATATTTGTAGTGTCATTATAAGACACAGTAATTCCAGTGTGAGTACCGCCCAATATTGAGGCAGCTGCTAGGTCTTTAATTTCGTTTGGGTCTTGAAAATTTATTTCTAGCTGTCTAACCTTATAGTCAAGAGAAGATGGGTCGGTTGAGTTATCAACACCAACTTTATTCTCAAGAGCTTCTATGGCATCGTTTGCATTTGCATGTTGGGAGGCGTGAGATACTAGAGACGTTGAGTCTGTAGGTTGTGGATTAATTAGTTGGTCTTTTGATGCTGGAAATGTAGTTGCCATTAGTGTTCACCTCTTACACAATTATACATCATAAGCATCTAAAGGTATGGGCTATAAAAACCTTGATCTTCCCTGAAGTTTGCCTGAAGGATTGATATGGTCTTTATGGGTTCTGTCATTGTATGAAAACATCGTTACCGCAGAATACTTTGTCCCCGATTTTACTGGCAAAGCTGCATGGGAATAAAGAAAGTTAGACGGGAATAGAACAATGTCTCCGTACTCTGGCTTGTATGTGTATTCAAAATGAGGGAACATTAGTTCTCCACCCTCATAGTCATCATTCAAGTACATTACTGTAGAAACGTCACAATGATAGGTTGGGCCACTATCTGGATGAACTTGAAAATGCTGGCCTGGCCCGTATTTTACAAAGTTAATAGCTTCCATGTAGCCTAGGGGATTCATTCTAAAAGTCTCAACGTAATGATCTAGACATTCGTTTAATTTTTCTGTTATTTGATCATGAATAGCAGCTACTTCATCTGCTTTTGGATCACCAGCTTTTAGCGCATCTCTTCTTACTTTAAAGTCAACACAATCCCTATAGTCTTTTATTTTTTGGAAGTCTCCTACAAGCGCTTCTGACCATTTAAAGAATACGCTTTTACCATCGCCCAGAGCGTTTTCTATTTTTTGTGGGATTCCCATAGATTCTGGTAAAGCATTTCTATATATATAAATACCTTTTGCTGGGTTTTCGATTATCATCTTTATCCTTTTATAGTATTGGTATCCACGTATGCGGGTACTGTTTTTCTATCATCGATAGTGGGGCTATGTTAAAAAGTATTCCTTTTATTTGACTAGAGTACTTTATCTTATTGCCTGCTTCTGATATTATTATATCACCTGGGGAAATCTTTTTCAATACCCCCGATATCTCTATTTCTTTTAATTCTGTATCAAGTGACATTATTCCAAAAAGTGCTGGTTTAGACATCCCGCCTGTATCATACCAACAAGAAGTATCTATCCCCTCTATCAGGCTTGAAGATAAAAAATACTTATTTTTATCAAAATCAAGATCATGCTCTTTGCATGCTATTTTAATTAAAGACACTAGATATATAAGAAGGCCATGTATTTTTTCATCATAAATAAAAAAAACATTTTTATTATTATCAGAGTATATGGGAACTTCTATTTTTGTTTCTTCTGGGAACCTGTAGACAATATTTTTTTTATTAAATTCTTTATTTATTTTTTCATAAATCCCTTTGTGATCAAAATTTCCTAAAGTAATTTTAATCTCTCTATTAAGCCTATACAAAACATTTTGATTTTTATTTTGCTTAATCATACTACAGAAACTCTTTTTCTTAGAACCCTCTGAGCCTCTCTTGGAATCTTTAGCCATGGGTGGTCTGGATCTACCCAGTGAAGTAGCATGATTCCAACCTTGTTAAACTCTGGATCTGGGAAAGGGCCCTTCCAATGCTTTTGATCATTTGCTAAAAATAATACTGCTTCATTTTCATCAAAGCTGTATTCATTTCCTTCTATAAATAGCCCCCATGGAGTTTTTTGATATAGACCTAGATCTACTGTGTATGTACATGGGCCAATATCTAGGTGTTCATCTAGCTGCGCCGCTCCGCTAGAATATTCTGAAAAAACTGCATACGTTGGAAGAATGTCTGGCTTACCAAAATGATGTCTTGCAAAGTCTGTAAGCTTATTTAAACATTCAAGAATTACGGAGTCGTCAAAAGAGTCCATTCTTTTGCTTCCATAATAGTCGTAAGGTATGCTTCTTAATTGTGGATGATTTTCAAAATAATTCTTAATGTATTCAAAAAATGGTTCTTCAAATACATTAGATACTACTTTAGGATCAAACTTTTTCATTATAGGCTATTGCTAGGATAAAATCGTTGTCTTCGGAATTTGTTACAACGTATTTATATTCGGGCGATGATGAAAGAATTATACAAGACCCCTCTTCTGGATGAATTGTAGTTTCTTTATCTTTAAAGCTAATAGATCCAGACATGTTAGTGTTTTTTAATACATATATTACACTTACAGTGTCTTTTGTAAACTCATTAGTAAAGCTTTGTAAATATTCAGCATCCTTGCCTATTTTTATAAAATCATTTTCGTGTAGCCATTTATAATTAATATTTTTTTCTTTTGCAAACTCCATTAAATTTGTTACGTTTGAAGACTGTAAATGTCTATTTAGCACAGCAAAGTTATTAATGTCCAGTGACGTTTTTATGCCTTCCATATACGAGCCAATTCTTTCTTCCCATACAACCTCATTTGGATTATTTAAAATTGCAAGCAGATCTTCTCTTTCATTAAATTGGCTTGAATAAATACAAGCGTCAAAAATTCTATTTAATAAATTACTCATTTACTCCTCCTATTCTTTGATTATACCAAATATGCGGATAAACTGCATCTCTTTCTGGCTCAGTATTATATACTGAAACAGCAGATTCTGGTACGTTTGCTTCTATTCTTTCATTTAAAATATTTTTTGTTTTTATATAAGCTTTTTCTATAAATGGGGCTCTATCTTTACTTCCGTCAACTATAAATCCTTTTAAATAAGAGTAAAAAATTCTTCTTAGTAGCAGTGCTGATATACCAACAAAGCCGTTCCGTCTTAATTTTGGTGAAACGTAGACTTTTTCTGCCAAGCCGTCTAAATAAAAAGTATTATACATATCTGGATAAGAGTTTAAAATAAAATCAGAAACTATTACCGTCCCAGAAGGGTGTTGGTCGTTAAAATAAAATGTAGAAAGATAACTTATTTTCCCATTATTAATTGGTGTTATATGAGCCCAGGCTCCGTTAAACTCGTCGGGGAATTTTGAAAAAATTGGGATAGATTTATTATCTACAGAGTCAAAGCCAATAACATTAAATTGCTGTTGAGTCATGGGTTAATATCTTTTCTGTAAAGAACATATCGTATGGCTCACAGTTAATGGAAACAACCTCATGAACAATTGGAACAGATTCTAGGGTTGTTATTTCTTCCCACGTCTGATCAGCATAAGAGTATACAAGGTCTGTATTTAAAACATCTACTGAAGATACAAACTTTGCAACACCGTCTCTTTTAATTAGAATATAGTGGTAGTTTGAAAAAATATCACTGTTAATAACTACTGCGCCATCTGACATTTTTTTATTTATAGAAACGATTGTAGTCTCTGTAATATTTATATTTGGATTTGTATCTGACCATGCGAGTGCAATCTGAGTTGAGTTTTCCTGTGGAGAATTTATAAAACCTTCTATATCTGCTGATAATAGAATGTCTCCTACTTGTAAATCGTCTGCTTTAACAAGGCCATTTGGAGTTCTTACTAATGTTGAAACACCAACACTTTTAAAAGAAGGAGGTCCAAAAAATAATGGAGTAGACCAAAAGATAGGTGGTGCTGGAGTAAATTGTGGACCTGGATTAAATATTGGATTTGGATTAAATATTGGACCTGGATTAAACACTGGACCTGGATTAAATCCTGGATTTGGATTATATGAAATACTAAACTCTGGAATAAGTGGAACTCTTCCGTTATAGATCTGAATAGTTCTGCTTCCTGATCCGCTTAAAGAAAATGTTATTTGGTTTGAACTTGGGGTCCAGCTTCCAATGTTGCTTCCGTTTACAGCAATGTTTGTAGGAAAAGTATTAAATGTTCCATTGATTGTTACTGTAGATCCATTCCAACTTGAGCTAGATACAGATGAATTCTGTGGTGGGCTAGGAACAAAAGAAGGACCAAATGAAGGTGGGGCAACATAATTATAATAATTAAAATCAATTGATGTACCAATTGGCACAATAGTATCTGCTGGAGTTCCTTGAGACAATACAGTTAAATTTAATGCAGATGTTGATGTAGCAGTTGATGTTTGATTATAATTTAAACCTTTTGCAGCAAGTGCAGATTCAGCTTGAGCCTTACTTAAATTAACTAGTGACGGAACGCTAACTTTTCTTCTGCCAAATCGGCCAAAAAATCTTCTAAGCATTTTTTATTATACTGCTAGGTCACCCAATACGACCCAGCTGTTACTACCTCTCTTTAATACCGATGCGCTTGACCACTGTGTTCTAAGCTTGAGACCTGGTGTAGAATTTGGTGTAAATCCTGTTCCAGCTATAGTAACCTGTGAGGTTCCTGTTTGTAAAATTTCTATTGATGTGCCTATTGGAAAATTATACACTGCGTCAGAAGGTATTGTCAAGGTTCCGCCGCCTGACATTTCTACAAGCTTACCTGTGTCTGTAGATTGCAAGGTATAATTTCCACTTTGTGAATTAAATTCAATAATTTCATTTATTTTAGTATCTAAAGCTGTTTGAGTTAAAGTTGAGATTGGCTTATTTGCATCTGAAGTATTATCGACATTTCCAAGACCAACGTGGGCTTTTGTAACACCACCTACAGTTCCTGTAAAAGTTGGTGATGCTATAGGGGCATATGTTGTTGCTGCTAGGGAAGAGTCTAGCTTGTTTCCTATTGTTGTTGTTATGCTTGTAGCAAAATTAGGATCGTCTGCAAATGCTGCTGCAATCTCATTTAATGTATCTAGGGTTCCAGGGGCTGAATCTACAAGATTAGATATTGCAGTTGAAATTGCTGTATTTCTATTTGTTACTTCTGTAGAAATTGCTGAAGACAGCTCTGTGTCTCTTGTAATTGTGGCTGGAATTTCAGAATCTGGGATTTTGCCATTTTCATCAAGAGTGGCAACTCCGTCTGCGTTTCCATATTGACTTAGTGGAATGTATGTCTGTGCAGCAGTTCCGCTTAAAGAAGAAACAGCTGTATCTACATATGTTTTATTTGCAATAGTGCTATCTACAGATAATGTTAGCTTTCCAGCAACTGAGTCAAAAGATTTATCTAAGCCAGTTCCGTCCAATACTGTATCGGCAATATTTGCTTGAGTTAAACTTAAGAGTTCTGAAGGGGCTATACTAAAAAATGGAAGAGCTCCCCACAAAGAAGATCCATTTCCAACTTTTATTTTACCTAGAGTTGTATCTAATGCAATTTCTCCAGCTGCAAGAACATTTGTAGATGCATTCCATTGAGCTGTAGTACCTCTTCTAATTCTTATACTAACTGCCATTATGGTGCTCCTCCGTCGACTATGTTAAGCTCTGTTTGACCACTTAGCTGTGGTGTTCCGCCATCTACAAAAGTTGCGGCAGTTGTAACTGCTTGAACCGAATAAATTTCTCCATCATATGTGTGCTCATGAATAAGCAAGCCAGTTTCTGTGCTTCCACCGATTGGCTTCCACTCTGTTCCTGTGTATACACGAAGTTCCTGAGCAGAACTGTTAAAATAAATATCTCCAGCTCTTGCTACTGACGGGTCAGAAGATAATTCTGTTGTATTTAATGGAACTAATCTTTTAACTGACATTCAGTGTCTCCTTAACCAGTAATTACGACTCTGTATGCTCCACTTGCAGGGGCTGATGCAAATTTTAATGTAACTGTATTTGATGATGTACGCTCAACATCTGTTTCAACAAGAGCCTTAGATCCTGATGTTTCAAAAACTTGAACAGTAACGTCATCTGATCCCAAATTATGTGTAACAACTAAAGCTGTTAATGTATCTGGATTTGCAAGATCTACTGCATACTTGCGAGCAATTGCATGGTAGTTTGTACCATTATTTGTGAGTGTCCAGTTGTCGCTTGTTTCATTCCACAGAATTTCAACATCTGCACCATCTCCACGCTCTACACGAATTCCAGCATCTGCTAAAGGAATTCCAATAAAGTCGGTATTTAAATTAATCTTATTATCAACAATATTTACTTGAGTAGTATTTACTGAGTTAATTGTTCCTGTTACGTTTAGGTCTCCGCCAACATTTAAATCATTAGTAATTGTTACATTATCTGGAAGACCGATTGTTACTGTTGTGCCTTCACCTGATGTAGGGCTTACTGTTACTTCATTAGCTGTTCCCTGAATGTTTGCTACATAGTCGCCTGTTGTATCTGAACCTAAAGCTACAGAGTTTGGTGCAACTGTAGTTGTGATTGTTACATCACCAAGATTTGTTATTGTTCCTGTACCAGTTACATCTCCTGAAAGAGTAATTGTAGGATCTGCTACGTTAAAGTCTAATTTTCCATTTACATCGTCATATGTTACTGAAATTCCAGACTCTGTATTAGAGTCAACCATTCCTCCGACAATGTCTTGTACACGCTCAGCGTTTAATGTTACTGCGCCTGACGCTACCGTAAAGTCTGTTGAATCAAAACTTGCAACACCCTTATTTGTTGAGGTTGCGTCTTCTGCTGATACCGTAATTGTGTTATTTGTTACAGCTACGTCAATTCCTTCTCCGCCTGCAACTGTTAATGTATCAGTTAAAAGATTAACTGTATCTGTTCCAGTGTCTCCAGCTATCGAAAGGTTTGTTGCTACGTTTGCTGTTCCTGCTGCAGTTAAGCGTCCTTGTGCATCTACTGTAAATGTAGGAATTGCTGTTGCTGATCCGTATGATCCAGGTGTTACAGCTGTATCATTAAGCTTTAATGTTGTTGTGCCCGCTGTGTCGTCATATGTTGCTGTTAACGCTGTTCCAGCTACTACCGAAGAGCCAATTACATCTTGAATAACCTCTGTGGATCCAGACATCGGCATCCATGGGCCATTTGGTGATGTGAGTCCATTGTAATAATACATTGTATTATTAGATGTGTCATAGTAAATCTGTCCAGATACTGGGTTGGATGGAGCAGCACCTAAGTTTTGGATTCTAGCATTTAGTAACTCATTTTTATTGAGATCTAAACTAACTAAGAATTTTTTTGCCATTTTCTTTCTCCTTTACGACAGATGCGCTGTCCCTGAAAATGGTTGGGCCATCGTCAGTGTTAATCTATTAAGACTATTATAATCTATTCCTGTTTCCAATACGTCGCCTGCGCTAGATATTACGGTTACATTGGGACCAAATCCTAAATTATGATTTATTACCACAGAATATACCCCATCTACTGGGCCTTGAACCTGAGACATTTCCCAGGAGTAAACAAAAGCGATATCGTCTTTGGTAGCAAGATCAATCTTGTTGGCCCCGCTCCAAGTGGTGATTGATAGCTTTGGTCCGTAAAATTCATTTGTTGTTGTATTGAAGTAAAAGTCTCCTTCAATTCCAACGCTGTCTAGTGGGGCAGATGGTCCACTAAGTATAGATTTTCCTCTAGGTCCTTGAGGGCCTGGAGATGAAAGAACAACCTTGTTTATCTGTTCCGTAATCTTTACAATATTTTCTGCCATTAGATGGTTACCGATCTACTTAGAGTTAAAAAGCCCTCAACAAGTTTTGTTTTTGTATTATTGCTATCTGTAATCATTATGTCGTAGGAAGATTTTGGGTGAAATAGTTTGCTTGTTTGAGCAGGTGTCATTGTGCATGTAACTCTGCCAAGTGGTCCGTTAATTGTAATTCCGCCAGCTGGTGAAGTCAAAGTAAATGATAATTTAGATCCGCCCTTTGTATCTCTAACCTGCATTTTTGCGGTAGCTCCAGAAAGGTTTATGGGCAAGTCATTGTTATCGGTATAGTCAATAACAAATGAAAAAGTAGTATTTTGATCAACTTCAAAGTTTTTTTGCGCTGCCACGGTTACCCCTAATTAGAAAAGCCCTTATTGATATTTTACCATAAGGGCACTCCTAATCTATATTAAATTTTTACTTCTTTGTAAACCCAAATGAGCTTTCGTTTGGATTAAGTGCCTTCAAAATAACTGGCAGACATGCTGCGATTCCGCCCTTGAGTAAGTCTCCTGGGTCAGTGTTACCAGTCATGTAAAGAGCAATGGCTGCACCCAAAAAGTGACGACCATAGCTTGCCAACGCTGCTAGAATTTTCTCTTGCATAGTTACCTTTCCATCATTGTTTAGATCTTGTTTCATTAGATCCTCCTATTTCTGGGCGTTGTGCCCAGGAATTTGGGTTTTACCCCAATTACATTGTACTACTTTTAACTAGAAATGTCTACTAGCTCGCAATTTCCATCTGAGCTACATGCTAGTGTGGCATTTGTAGAAGTTCCGTCTTCTGTTTCATAAAAAGATAAATCTTCCCAGCGAATATCTTTAGGCATTCTTTCAACAAGCGCATCATATTCTGTTTTATCTACTTCTTGGTATGGCGCCTGCTTGTATGAATGATCTGAATGCGGTAGAAATGAAATTCCAGATACTTCATCAAAATTCTTATAAACCCATGCCCCAACTTCCATCCACTCATCTTCTTTTACAGATACTGTAATTGATGGCTTATGCTCACACCATGCACGTTGGTAAACCAACCAAATGTTAAGGTGCTCAATAGCTGTTAGATCATTTCTGACAATTGCACCCTCTGGTGCCTTTACTGGAAATGAAAATACGTATGTATCGTTTGGCTTCATTACATCATCTTCTACTGGAATCCCCACCTCTTTAAGGAAGGTAGAAATTGGATCTCCCTTTGAACCACGAACAGTTCTAATATAGTATGGAGAATGCCAAGCATGCATTCCTGAAGATACCCCGACCAATTGAGATACTGTTCCAGAAGGCTTTACACAAGTAATAGCGGCAGACTCAGGAATCCCAATTTTCCCAGCCTCTTCTTTATTCTTTGCTCTTGCCGCTTCTCTAAGGGTCATCAAGAATGACTCTAGTGCAACCAAATCTTGTTTGCCTGACATAAACTTATGCCCAAACTGTCCAGTCAAAGAAACTCCTAGTAAGCGTTCCTCTTCTGTGTTATCTTTCCAAATCTTACGTAGATACTTAAAGTCTGTAAGAGTAGACTGCCAGGTTCCAAGAATAGTTGCTAGTTCTACTTTACGTTCAATATCTTTCTTTGTATCATTTTCACGTAGTACGACTTCTGAAAGATTACAAAACTGGTAAGGACGTAGAATAATCTCTGAACACGGGTTAGTTCCATAGTGTATATCTGGATCTCTTCTTCCATACTTGGCTGCTTGGGCTTGAGCTGCGGCCACATTGTATATGCCTCGTTCTCCTGATTTTGAATCATATAGCGATTTCCATTCTGCAATAAACTGCTCCATCTCTGGCTTGCGTGAATACGCAACAGAGTTATTAGACAAGGCACGTTGTGGGCTTGCTTCCCACCAGTTACCTGACTTTGCCTGCGCCATTTCAATATCATTAATATTAGAAAGAGAAATCATTGCTGAGCGACGGACTCCTCCTACAACAACTACTTCACCAATCTTGCACATAATGTCGTGGCATTCGATTGGCTTTAGGTTTCTTCCTGTAGCATTCTTAAACTTTGCAATTGTAAAATCAAACAAGTTAATAAGTGGCTGTGGGCCTGAAGATCTTCCACCCATTGTCTTAAGTCTTGCTCCTGCTGGTCTTACCTTAGAAACATCAATTGCTGGAATCTGTCCAGACCAAAGTAGTGCTAGCAGCTCACGGTATGCTTTAGCCCAGCCCTGCTTTGAGTCTTCTACTGTAATAACTGTAGTTGATTTCTCTAAAGTTTCTGGGACGGCAGGAAGTTTATTGATGTACTTATACTCAACAGAGAATCCTACACCTGTACCGCACATAAGGATATACATAGTCTCATCAAATGAACGTGGGGAATCAACTGGTAAGAAAGCACAGTTATATCCAGCTACATTATCTCTTTCCAATGCGGCTCCTGAAGTCATAACAGAACGCATTGATGGCAT